CTTTAATAGAACAGTTAGCAGGAAGTTTAATTGGATAATCTTCTTCGTAAATTCCTGATTCAACATGAATACAAATTTGTGTTTTAATTGCAAAGTTACCGTATTCAATTCTTTCTTGTGTGCTAAACTGTTTAGGTTCAATTAAGAATACACGTAACTCATCTGTACTTGCACCTCTTGTATATTTTACAATTCTACCTAACGCACCTGTTGTTTTACCTCTTAAAATTTTACCTGGAAGTATATCAACGTTTGATGCCGCACCTTGATCAACATAACCTTGTCCACCATTGTCAAGTGTAAGTGTTACAGTTGAACCTTCAATCAATGTAGTTGTATCAAGTACACCTAAACCATTGTCGATAATATTTGTAATAATATCAATCTTACCAAGTACTGCATTTCTTACTGTTGATGTAACAACTTGTGATCCATCAATAGTTTGTGTAATACCATCTACGTTTCTTACAGGTGTAACTGTACCATTTTGTAAGATAGAGTTAATAATTGTTTTACCGTAATTAATACCTGCAAGTGTTTCTGTTTTTTGTGTTGTTCTTGCAATCTGTCCTGATACAGAACTAAAGTATCTCTTACCAGCAAGTATTGCCTGTGAGTTAGCGTTTAGTCCTTGCTCAATGTCAATAGCCAAACCTGATGTAATAAGACCCATATCTCTTTCACAAGTTGCTTCGTTGTATTGGAATGTAGGATATGTTGCACTAACGTATGCTACAATTTCTTTCTTAATAAAATCTAAGTTTGCTCTAAGTAGTGTTGCCGCCGGAACACCTGCTGTATGTGCAGATGTAATTGTTTGTGCTGTAATATTACTGTCAGCCGCACCGTTGTTATATGTAACTGTTTGTACATAAGCACCTGGCTCTAACGGTGATGTATCAATTAGTTCTTCTGCTTTCTCAGCCGCTTTTCCAATTGACTTATAAGCAAATTGTAAACTACGTCCTTCTTTACCTACTGGTGAAAATTGTTGTGAGTCATCTCCGTTTGTTCTAACATACAAATCTACAATACTTGTAAAACTTGAATTATCAACATAAAACTTTGATGCCGCTTGTAAATCATCTACATCGTTTGGTGTACCACTGCCTGCCAAGTTACCTGGATGGTCATGTAAGTAAAGTGGACCTGTCATGTCATCACCTTGTCTACGTACTGTAGAACTTCTTGGTAATGCTTCTGTTGTTAAGTATGATCCATATAATGCAGAATTGTATTCGTTGTCAGTTAGCGTATGTGTACCACCTGGGTTACCTGCCGCTCCTGCGTTTGCTAAAATTTTGTTTGTGTTTTCTACAGCATCTGCCGCTGTTGGGTGTAAACTTAACTGATTAGCATTTACATACCTTAGGTAGTAAACAGTAGTGTCTGTTAAGTTAGCCGCCGCCGCGTCACCTAATGATACTGTGTATTTGAAACCTTGTCCGTTAATACTATGATCGTAACCATGTAGTGAAACAATAGCATTGTTGTTTACAAAACTACCAATGACTTTTGCATACTCTGTACCATCAGCAGGCTCTGCTCTCATTCTATTTGGAGCGCCTTCAATTTGATATCTGTTGTCGTTGTATTTTTTATCAGCAACTAAATCGTGTACTGAAATTTGTGTTGAATGGGTTGTATTAAAATCTGTTGCCGCTTGATCTGTAATTGGACCAATGTTACCAAGTGTATAATTTCCTGAACCGTTTAAGTAACCACCAATAGTTGGTTGTAAGTCTGAACTAATTGCACCACCACTATTTGTAATAACAAGTTTAGTAGGATCGGTATTATCAATTAAGATACCAGTTCCGCCTTCAACAGTTTTCATTAACAACGATGACCCAGTATCATTGGATACCGGAATCTTGTTAGCACCTAATTCATCTGGTGTGTCTGAAAGTGCAGTAAATCTAATAGTACCACCTTGTCCAAATACTGCATAAAGTTCACTAAAGTTTGTGTTTACTTTACTAAAGGCGTCTCTAATACTATCACCGGTAGCATCATTACCCTCTACACCGATATTAACTGTTTGTTTTGACATATTTTAAAATCCTATTGACTCACCACAACCACAACTTGATGTTGAAGCAGGGTTTTCTATTGTGAAGTAAGAACCAAATACTTCTTTTTTATAATCTATTGTACTACCTAACAAATACATTACACTTGTATCATCGATAGCAAACTCTCCGTTTGGCAGTTTAATAACTTCATCACCTTTATGTGATGCTGTATCTAATGCCCAGTCGTACGTGAAACCAGCACAGCCGCCGCCTTTGATTGATAAACGTACCACTTGCTGATCGTTTTCATTTAACATATTTGTCATGCGTTCTACTGCATTTTCTGTTAGTTGCACTACTGCTGTCATTTTGTTTCCTTACTATTATTTAGTTTATATTTTGTAATCCGAATGTAAACAGGTAAATACTTGTATGTTTAATAGAACAGAACAAGAAGTTAAGTGGTATAGCAGGAAGTCTAAAAAAGGCAAACCCCATTCATACAAGCGTATTAAGACTGTAATAATATTTGAATGTGATAACTGTCACGAAGAATTTAAACGCGACAAAGGACAAGTAGATCCTAAAAGATTAGATAATGCTTATAACCACGTGTGTCCAGAATGCGATCCTAAACGTTTTGCACAAAAGAAAGGTGCTGAGCAAAGGCGCAAACTAAACACTACTGTGGATAGTTTACTTACAATAGATCAACTATAATTATTCAGACTTCCAAATAGTCCAAGCACCGTAGCCAATCGCCGCGTATGCCGCTAATTTAGCAAATGGTCCTGCAATTAGGACAATAACTCCTACTGCGACAAGCATAGCGCCGTCCCAAGAAGTTCGTTCATCAAGTCTGTTTTGAATCCAATTTTTCATTTGTTTACCCTTTGTTTTTGTCGTTCATGTGTTTACGTAATTGAGTTACAAGTTTATCTTTTGTAAGACGTTTGTCTAACTCAATACCGTGTGTTCGACCCATTTCTTCTAATTTTGCTTTTGTCATCTTAGACATGTCTGCTTTAGATGGCACTAAAATTAAAGGTGCTTGTTTCGTACTTGTGCTTTTTACTTTCTTGTTAGCAATGTGATCTGAAAGTTTCAAAGTTTTCTTTTCTCCAGCACCAAAGAGAGATTTAATAAATGATATCATTTCTTTTCTCCGTTTGTAAGTGTAATTACCCCACAAGCCAATCTTTCACCTGCGTTTCCGGTTTTCAACGATTCAGCGTCTCCGCCTTTACCCAAATCATCTGTGTTTTCGTGAACTACTATTGCTCTACCAATAATACTTCTTTCGCCTATTAAGTCAATACGTTCTGCCTTAATTGAAAAATCTGATATCCCGTCAGATCCGGCTGTGATATTTCCTAAATCACCGACATGGCCATTTTTGAGATCTCCATGCTTTACCCCGTCTGGATTATAATGCCCGCCTGCACTCTCGCATCCGTTGGATAAATCGCCAAATTCGTGTACATGAAATCCATGTTCACCTTCAGTTAACCCAGTTATCTTACCCTTTATAAGAGTAGCAGTGCCTGGTCCTTGCATAAAGAAGATAGTACCTTTAACAGTGTCCGAATGGACTAAGTCACATACGGCTACAACATTTGAGTCTTCTGCTTCAGTAATCTTGCTTAGGCTTTCGCACTGACAAGTTCTTGCTTTGGTTCGTTCACAGGATTTGATTTGTTTAAATCGCATACTGTATTTACCTTATGTTCTAACAGTCTGTGTGAAGCAAGGTTCTTATGTTTAGACTCTACCATAATGTCTGCAGAGTCGTTAAACTGTAGAGCCCAGTCATTAACAGCATGATTCCACATCATATCGCTGTGAGCTCGTAGTTTTTGTTTCTTAAAGCCTTGTTCAAGTAATTCGTCCATGTTAGGTAATACGTCAGGATCATGTCCTACAAGTAAGTCTTCACGTGATACACTGTAATGAATAGTAGGACGTACACCACGCCAACTGTCAACTACACGATGATATCTATCGTCGGAGGGTTGTATGTATTCTCCTGTACGCACCCAGTGATGGTGTATGTCAAGTACGAGTGCGACATGTTTTTCAAGTTCGAGTGACGCATCGATGCCCCACGACATCTCGTCGTTCTCGATCGTAATAACGTTTCTCGCCTCTTGAGATAATCTTGGGAGAGCATTGATGATACCGGCTGGACCTTGTCTACCCGATATGTGGACATTACATTTAAAGTCTTGGAATTGTTGGCCGTAGCCCATCCATCTGATGCAATCAACATGATATTCAAACTCCTCTATACTTCTATTTACTATGTCAGGATTATCTGACGCAAGTACAGTAAACTGACCAGGATGCATAGACACCCTAACATCAAGTTCACGAGCCTTTGCGCCGACGTGAGCGAAGTTGGTCTCGCAATATTTTCGTACATCAGGCTTGCGCCAGAAGTAAGACCAATCAGACTGAGTATAAACAGGCAGGACGTCACTTCCCAACCTAACCATTCTA